CCTTGCTAGGTTTATCAGCCCCAGAATAGGGTCTGTTGCTTTGGTCATTTCAGGAGAATCTTCATCATAGCCCGAGTATTTAGCTACGTTTAGCTGCACTCCCATTTCTCTGGACAGTTCGCGGTAGTTTTCGTCTTGCATCACTTGCTCTGTCCGAATGTCGGAGCATGTCAGGGCCAGACTGTGCAGTGTCCGAAAGTAAAACAGGTCTTTCTTTGGGTCTAAGTTAAAACGTTTAGCGGCGCGTTCTTTTGCTTCGTTGGCGGCTTTGCGCGTAAAGGCTAAGAAAGCGATGTTCATGGGAGCTACGCCCTTTTGTAGAGCGTCATCCACCATGTTAAGAAGACGGGTTGTCTTTCCCGTTCCCGGTGGTCCGAATATCCTGAACAATTTTCTTCTCCCGTGAATAAATCTGCCATACGCGCTGTTTGCTTATGTTGAACCATTTAGCGACGGCGGTCTTTGTCATGCGATGCTCGTCTATCATCCGAACAATCTCAGCGTTTCTCATCTTTTTAAAAACGTTTTGTGTCAAAACGGGCTCTCCTTTTTCGGAGCAAAGTCTGGGGTTGTGATATCTATGTCTCCTGACTCGAACGCTGGTATTTGCCATACCCTTACAGCACGACCTTTGATCTTCAGAACGGTGCTGTCTCCATTTATGTCGCGAAGGCGCTGGGCAATGCGGTGTGACTTGTACTCAAAGAATTTGTTCTTCTTTAGAAAGTTCTCAAAGTCTTTAAGGCGGAAGTAAGTTACCATTGCGTCTTCATCGGTCCAAGGGCGGCGGAGCAAGATCTCTTCTTTGTCCTGCGCTTGCTGTAGGAAACGACAAAATTCTTCTAGGTAATCGTAGAACTGTCCGCTAACGCTGGCGTCTACTGCCACTTCCATGATTGCGCTTTCGTTTTCGCGCATTTCTGTAAGCAGTGCGCTGATCCGACCTTCCCACTGTTGCTTTGCCACGCTGCGCGGCATGAAGTTTAATTGCTCCATGCAGCCTTTTTGAAACAGGGGCTGGCTCATCAGGGCATCGGTGTCTAACTCCAGAGGCTCCCCGTTAACGTCCATAAACCAAACGGGTGGTGTTGAGTTATACTTGCGCAAGTTAGCCACTGTAGCGTTCTGTATGGCTGATCCAATGCCGAACTTACGGGTTTGGCAGAGTTCCTTGTTGCAGTGCGCGTTGATCGGCGCATCACTACAGCGATAGGCGTAATCTTTGCGCTCAAGCTGCTTTGCAACTACCATAACCTCTGGAAGCGGAAGCGGCGGTTCAAAATACTGCATGTTGTAGGTAAGGATTTCTGTCTCCCAGCTATCGGGGAAAGCCTTTCGCAGGTACACGCCAATGTTAAACAGGCCGTTGTTGCGCCCGCCTTCTGATATTTTTTCTTTAACAAGGTGTTGCAGGCACGGCGGTCCGTCCCTTACAGGCGTAGTTTCTGACGATTCGGTTATTTGCAGCTTTTGTATTTGCTCGGGCGTTTGAGCGTGGGTTTCATAAAGCTCAAAGAATTCTTCCAGCGTGGCGGAGGTTCCGTCATCTAAAATGCCGTAGCGCAACCCGTCTTCTGCGTTATAATAAGGTAGGTTTAAAAAGTTTCCTACGTCCCCACGATCTAGGTGGAGCTTGATCTGCTTTGGAAATATCTCACTCTCGCCGTAGCCCAGCGCGGCGGCTACACTTTTAAGCGACTTCTGCATGTCTTTTGCTTCAACCCAATCTTTACAGAATAGAAAGCAATGTGCCCCACCAGACTTTGATCGGCATACGACAAGCGGAAGTTTAAGCTTCCTAATTTTCTCTAAAAGAATTTTGTGATCCAGCGGGTACTGGTCAATATCTACACAGCCCCACTTGCACATGTTATCTGCATTAATCGGAATAATACCGAGAGAGCTACCCTTACCGGAGAGGTGGCCCTCCCACAGACCCGCGTTGCGCGGTTCACGAATGATACCTGCTTTACCAGTGTTCTTGCCGTTAGACTGAGTTTTTTCTACCCGATATGTGCCGTAAGCTTCTTTTAATCCATCGAAGATAGATGAGAACTTTTTAACTGTCATGGTTATGTCCTTGCGGTAGGGACTGCCGAAGCAGCCCCCTAGTAAAACTTAAAACGGGATGTCGTCAGCGCCTTGGCCTTTGTCATCTTCGTTTTGGTGTTTCACAACCACATCACCAGTAAGCACACTTTCGGAGAAAGCTTTAGCTCTGGCGTAAACGGAAGCATCTTGCACGGGGTTTTCTCGGGACATTTCCCAGCCGTGCCAGCTACCTTTAGAGTTCTCCTCTGATTCCGCTTTAATACGGTAAACGTGAGAGAAGCGGGGCGGTGTGAACGGACCGTTCTTGCCCTGCATGGTTACGGACTGTATCATGCTGTTCCACTTGCGGCTCTTCTTTAGCTGGGTGGACTTCATTGCAATCAGAGCAGTTTCTGTTGAACCGTCTTCGCTGACGATCATAACGTAGTGCTGGTGAGTTTCTTCGATGTAATCACCGTCACCGCCAATAACGTAGTTTTTGTTATCTTCTTTGCTACGCTCCGTCTTAGGCATAGATGGATCGTTTGGCTTATACACGTTCATCGGTGCGCCTGTACCAGAGCCCCTTGGAACCCATTGAATGTACACGCGCTGATAGGCGCAAGGGATTACACTAACCCCCTCCTTACCGCTTATTACAGCGCCTGTGACGGTGTTGTATATGTCACCTTTACGGGCGGTTTCGTGTGTGTCCAGCAGGGAATCTAATCCGCTCAACAGCTTTAGAAACGGCAGCGCAAGATCATCTGATCCCACGTTTTCGTTACCTGCACCTGCGTCGGCTTCAAACATAGACGCATCAAACGCTACGACTTCGGCCTTCTTTGTTTTTGATACTGCATTCGCCATTATTTTGCTCCTTTGATAATAGCACGTTGACCTATGTAGGCCCCAAAAAGTTCCATTGGAAACTCATCCCCAGCTTCCACACGTTCACGGACAAAAGCTTTTAAAGTGCCCGAGTGGATGCTTTCGTTTTGATCCGCTGGAAACCCTTCTTTAGAAGCAAACGCTTTGAAGGCGCTGGCCTTGTCGTCTTCTCCACGGCCAAACTCACAAGAAACAACATTCTTAATAATGTCGTCATAGCCATTATCGCGTAGCCAACCATAAGCTAAAAGTCTGTTGGCAACTAGAATACTGGCTCCGTATGTAGGCTTTACATCTACAGTTGATCCGTCATCTAGTGCGAAGGATGAAATACCAAGCTCTTGCATAGCAGAAGGCAGTTCTTCATCTGTAAGCTTCAACAAGTCTTTTTTCCGAGCTTTTAGTTCTTTATCAAGCTCTTCTACTTCTTGTTGCTTTGTTCGTATTTTTCGGGCTAGAATGGCTATTCCACCAAGATTACCCTTTTCGACGGAAAGTGCGAAGTTATTTTCAAAGTCGGACTCCATCATTGATAGTATATCAGTCATATTTTCCTCTTTCGCTGTTAAAGACCCTTTTACGGCCTTGACAAACACGCTTATATTCTTATAAGTTCTCATAGTCAAGCGTCAAAAGGAGAAAACTTTGTACCAGTATAAAACAGAACCATTCGACCATCAGCTTAAAGCACTAGAAGATTCGTGGGACGCGAGCTTTCATGCTTACTTCATGGAGATGGGAACTGGTAAGAGTAAAGTCGCTATCGACAACCTTGGCGTTCTCTTTGAAAAAGGAGAAATTAAAGCGGCCCTTATAGTGGCCCCCAAAGGTGTGTACGACAACTGGGCACTTGGAGAAATACCCCTACACCTTCCAGAAAGAATTAACCGAAAGATCGTAAGCTGGACACCTTCTTTAAGCAAAAAGTTTTCTGCGGAACTAGAAGAGTTAGTTATGGAAGACTTTGACGGTCTTAAAATCTTTGTCATAAACGTAGAAGCATTCTCCTCCCCCAGAGGTGCGAGGACCGCGGGCCGTTTTCTAGTGCAGAACCCTGATAATATGATGATCGTAGACGAAAGCACGACTATCAAGAACCGCAAGGCCCAGCGTACAAAGAACCTGATGGTGCTTACTAAATATAGTAAGTACCGCCGTATCCTCACAGGGTCTCCTGTGACCAAGAGCCCAATGGATTTGTTTAGTCAGTGTAACTTCTTAGACCCCTCTGCGCTGGGATATAACAGTTTCTTTGCCTTTCAGAACCGTTACGCTATAGTTCAGAAACGTGTTATGGGAGCGCGTAGTTTTCAAGAAATAACGGGATACCGCCGTTTGGATGAGTTAAACGAGCGTTTGTTTAGTTTTTCTACCCGAGTATTAAAAGAAGACTGCTTAGACCTTCCAGATAAAATTTATACTAGGCGTAACGTAGAACTGACCGACGAACAGGCCAAAGTATATGGGCAGATGAAGAAGCTGGCTCTTGCACAGCTTGAGAACGGGGATCTTGCAACGACAGAAAGCGTCCTGACCCAGATTATGCGGCTACAACAGATTTGCTGCGGTTTCTTCCAACCGGATGTTGGACAGATACAACCGCTAAAGAACAACCGTCTGAATGAACTAATGAACATTACAGACGAGATATCAGGGAAGGCTATTATTTGGGCGTCGTACACTCACGATATCCAACAAATTTGCCAGACCCTGCGCGACCGTTTCGGGCCCGATTCGGTCGCACTTTATTACGGAGCAACGCCACAGGACGAACGCCAAGAGATCGTTAACCGCTTCCAAGACGTAAACGATCCGCTTCGCTTCTTTGTAGGCCAGCCCAAAACAGGGGGTTACGGAATTACTCTGACTGCGGCTAGTACGGTGATCTATTACAGTAACTCTTATGACCTTGAGATAAGACTACAGTCCGAGGACCGCGCTCACCGGATTGGTCAAAAGAAGGCTGTAACTTATGTGGATCTTGTGTCGCCTAACACAATAGATGAGAAGGTTTTAAATGCCCTGCGCAGCAAGATCGATCTCGCTGGGCAGGTTCTTAAAGAAGATGTTAGCGGCTGGCTAAAATAGTGTCGGACGAAGACCCCGAAGGACCCATAGGACTGTTATAATAGCCTATTCCCTGCAAAGCATCCTGAAAAGCTTGCGGGGCGTACTTTTCATAAAGGCTTTCATATTCTTTTACCTCTTCTTCCGCAACGGGTGGACCCTTTTGTAGGGGGCCTCTCATTGCGTACACTTCGGCGGGCGGAACTAAGCTTGACTCAAAGGAGCCAATTCCAGAAGGTACTGCGGATACCGGAGGTTGACCTGCAAAAGTTTCGGGAGGCATCGTTTGAGACATATTTACATCGGCTTCTGCAAACATCGTTTGAGGCATCTTTACATCGGCTTCTGCGAGCATCGTTTGAGGCATATTTATAGAAGAATTTAAAACATTTTGCCAATCATCTGCGCCCATTAATGCTTCGTTGTTTGCGTAACGAGATTGGCCCCTCTGCCTTTCTTCGCCTTTGACCACCCGCGCTTCTAATAATGGAAGAGAGGCAAATTCCTTAGCCATGTCTGATCCAAACTCTTCTGTTGAAGTGTTTCCTTCAAACCACGACACAAAACCTCGGCGGTCAATTAAACGGTTTACAGCTTTATCTTGAACGTCTGAAGAGAAAACATCGTTTGCAGAAATTACCCCGTTTTTAAGTAAGTATGTAAACGTGTCATACTTAATTTGCCCTGCTCCCGCAGCGGGCCCATCATCGTCTTTTTGAAAATTCATTATTTCTTTAACTGTCATAGAGCTTAACGGTATATCAGGCGTGTTCCTAGCTCTTAAATTCCACTTGTTATAGTCTGTATTGGATTCAAGATCGTAAATGGTTTTCATAAGATTAGCGCGAGCTTCATTTCTTTCGTTATTTCCATCAAATGTGCGAGCCTGTGGCCGTATTGAAGATAGAACTCCGCCGTTCTCCATATTCACAGGTCCGCCGTCCGCGAACAACTGTGTTTGAGGCAAGAAGTCTGAGGCGTATTCTGGTACAGGCACTCTGACGCTTTCTTCAGGGGAACCCATTGTTCCAGTGGCTGGAACGCACATCGTACCGTTCCATATGTAACCCGGTCCGCAAGAACCGGGTCCACTTTCGTTGGCCGAGTCCATCATGGAATCCATCATAGTGTCCATGCGAGCTTGGTGTTTGCTGCTAAACGTTAGATCGTTCGGACCCTCAACCATGTACGGCAAGCCAGTGGTTTTGTTCATAATGTAGTGGTCGCCCCCGTCCATTTTATAAACGCGCTCACCTCCCACAGTGTTTACTACGGGGTCTGTTTTTTTAATCCCACCAATGCGGGATAATCCCCGTATGCCCATGCCCATGAAG